ATTCACGCTGCAGGTGTTGTAACCTCTAAGCAGCCTATCTTTAAGTTTGCTCCACTAGAAACTCGTACGTCTCCAGGAAACAAGGAGCGTATCCCAGTTGTGGCAGTAGACATGGAAGAGGCAGAGCGTATTGGACTAATTAAGATTGACGCACTTGGTCTAAAGACTTTGTCTGTACTAAAGGATACACTCAACATTATCGAAGAGCGTCACGATAAAAAGATTGACCTGCTATCTGTTGACATGGAAGATGCCAATGTATATCGCATGCTTTCTGATGGCTATACCAAGGGTGTGTTCCAATGTGAAGCTACTCCGTATACAAATCTACTAGTTAAGATGGGTGTGAAGAACCTAGCAGAGCTTGCTGCTTCTAACGCTCTAGTTCGCCCAGGTGCTGCTAATACAATTGGTAAAGACTATATTGCTCGTAAGCAGGGTCGTCAAAATATTGACTACAAGCACCAAGTTATGAAGTCCTTTACTGCAGAAACTTATGGATGTATTCTATATCAGGAACAGGTTATGCAGGCTTGTACAGAACTTGGCGGTATGACAATGGCTGAGGCTGACAAGGTTCGTAAGATTATTGGTAAGAAGAAGGATGCTAAGGAATTTGATCAGTTCAAGGATAAGTTCGTTAAGGGTGCATCACGATTCCTATCGCCAAACGTTGCTGAAGACCTATGGACAGACTTTGAAGCACATGCTGGATATTCGTTTAACAAATCTCACGCTGTGGCTTACTCAACACTCTCATACTGGACAGCATGGTTGAAGTACCACTATCCTCTAGAGTTTATGTATTCAATTCTTAAGAATGAGAAAGACAAGGATGCACGTACAGAGTACCTAATTGAAACCAAGCGTATGGGTATCTCAATCAAGTTGCCACACGTAAATGACTCAGATGCTGACTTTAAGATTGAGGGCAAGGGTATTCGATTTGGACTGACTGGTATCAAGTATATTTCTGACAATATTGCATCCAAGTATATGGCTGCTCGTCCATTTAATAGCTACAAGGAACTTGAAGAGTTTACATTTGGCAAGGGCAATGGGGTTAACAGTCGTGCACTACAAGCAATGAGAGTTGTTGGAGCTGCTACTTTCCAAGATCAGCCAAGAAATGACCAGGAGATTCGTGAGAACCTTTATGAATATCTAAACCTTCCAGAATTTAATATTACAGTACCTCAGCACTACCATGCATTTATTAGTGATGTTGAGGAGTTTGAAGAAAAGGGTTCCTTCATTCTGATGGGTATGGTCAAGGAGATTAAGCGTGGCAAGGGATGGTCTCGTGTAGAGATTTTGGATAAGACTGGTAGTGTTGGCATCTTTGATGAAGAGCAGTCAACAATTGAAACTGGTAAGACATACCTACTACTTGCTAGCGATAATCGAATAACTGAGGCTATTCAAATTGATGATATTGGCAAGGTAGAGTCAGCACTAGTTAAGTATTTGAATTATAAGCAATTGCCTTATAAGGATGAAGAAATGTTTGTAGTATCATTTAAGCCACGCATTACAAAGGCTGGCAAGAAAATGGCTACATTGACAGTAGCAGATGCTTCTAGAGAGTTGCACCCAATTACGGTGTTCCCTACAGCATTTGCAAAAGCATATATGAAGATTCAAGAAGGATCTGCATATAAATTTGATTTGGGTAAGACCAAGGATGGAACAGTAATTATGGAGGATGTACATGCAATTTGATGATTGGGCAGAAGAGCTACACAAGACTGCAGTAGCAAAAGGCTTTTGGCCTGAAGATGTAGATGATATCTTTATTACAAAGCAGCTAATGATGATTGTATCAGAAGCTGTAGAGGTAATGGAAGCTATCCGCAAGGATAAGGGTCAAGAAGAGGTAGCAGATGAAATGGCTGATATTCTAATTCGTACCTTTGACCTATATGCAGGGTTAGTAGAGAATGGATATACAACCACATCTCTTGACTATGCTATGGAAAAGAAAACCAAGTTTAACCAGAGCAGACCAGAGAAGCATGGGGTACGATTCTAATGACAATGACAGTAGAAGATGTTTTAGCACAACTTAATCCAAAGTTGCGTAAGGGAATTATGATTGGAGATGCTGTTCCTCCTACGGAGTTTGCAGCTACACCAAGTTTTGGACTTAACCGTGCACTAAATGGTGGCCTACCATATGGTCGTCAGGTACTTATCTGGGGGTCAAAGTCATCAGCTAAGTCTTCTGTATGCTTGCAAACAATTGCTTTAGCACAAAAAGAAGGAAAGATCTGTGCATGGATTGATGCTGAAATGTCGTATGACCAAAGTTGGGCAGAGCGTCTAGGCGTTGATACTTCTAAGCTGATTGTGTCACAAGCAAGAACTATTAATGAAATGGTAGATGTTGGTGTTCAACTAATGGAGGCAGGGGTTGACCTTATTGTGGTTGACTCTATCACATCTTTGCTACCTGCAATTTATTTTGAAAAAGATTCTGATGAACTTAAGCAGCTTGAGAATACTAAGCAAATTGGTGCAGAGGCAAGAGACTTTAGCAATGCAGTTAAGATGCTTAATTATGCTAACAATAAGGTAAAGCCAACATTGCTTATTCTTATTAGCCAGTCTCGCAATAATATTAGTGCTATGTATACTAGCCAGCAACCAACTGGCGGACAGTCTATTAAGTTCTATTCATCTACAGTAATTAAACTATTTTCATCTGAATCAGATAATCAAGCACTGAAAGGCAAGATACATGTTGGAGACAAGCTCATTGAAGAAAAGATTGGTAGAAAAGTTCGTTGGGACCTACAATTCTCTAAAACTTCTCCTGCTTTCCAAGGTGGCGAATATGATTTCTACTTTAGAGGCGATAATGTTGGTGTTGACAGTATTGGCGATCTTGTTGACACAGCAGAACAGCTAGGTATTGTGTCTAGAACTGGAGCTTGGTACCAACTTGAAGATGGTTCTAAGATTCAGGGTAGGGACGCATTTGTCGCAAGAGTAAAAGAAGACCTAGATCTACAGGATTCGATTAAGGCAAAGCTAAATGGCTAGATATACGGTATATCCTGGTAAGTTTCCGTGTCATACTTGCAAGGCTGAGGTCAATTCTCTAAGATCATATCCAGAGATAAAAGAGTTAACTTGGATGTGTAAGGATGGTCATATCAGCAAGGTATCTATGGCAACAAAGAAGAAGAAGGATTATGAGCGAGAGAAGCGAGAGTAAAAGAATAGGTGCTAAGCAGCACAAGAACTCTGGTAGAAATACAAAAAAGGGTGATGCTACTTGGCACAACTTTACTATTGATTTTAAGGAATATCCTAAAGGCTTTACGGTCAACAAGGATAACTGGGCAAAAGTAGTTACTGATGCTATTAAAAATGGTAACGATCCAGCTATCTTTGTTGTCCTTGGCGAGGGAAATCAAAAGGTAAGGCTGGCCATCATTGAAGTCGAAATGCTTGAACAGCTAATTGATAATGTATAATAGTAATATGGCAAAACAAATTAAAAAGCTATTTAGCACAGAAGAGGTAGAATATCTCAAAAAGCTTATACACGATGAAAAAGCAAAACGTAAAGTATTTGTTTGGGATGAGTTTAGCGGAGATGAGTTCCCACAAGAAATCATGGACAGCTCTGACCATATGGTTCAAAATGTTAGTCTTGGTAAAATAATGTTTAACCTTACCATACCAGACTCACTTAAGGATAGGTTGGTTGAGGTAGCAAAATCTATTGGGTATGATGTTGAATATTTTTGTGCAACATATACAGAATATTCAAAGGATTATGGTAAGCCAATTCTTACACCACATAAGGATAGGCAGAATTTTTGTCTTATTGACTATCAGCTAGAGGCCAATGCGTCATGGCCACTATTTGTTGAAGAACAAACTTTTGATTTGGCAAATAATGATGGATTGATTTTTTTGCCAGCACAGATGGTTCATGGAAGAACAGAAAAGGCATTCCTAGACAAAGAATATGTCAGAATGATTTTCTTTGATATGAAGTTGGTAAATGAATGATTTCATTAGATAATTTTATTATAGATAATATATTTACTGATGAAGAGATATCAGTAATTTATGATCATGTAAATAATACTCCAGAAGACAAAAGATATCTACAAGATTGTTTTGGTCATATTGCTTACTTTTCCTGGTTACCAGAAAGTGTTATTAAAAAGATTGAAAAAGTAGTTTCTGAAAATTTTGATATTCCTCTAGTTCTCAGAGAGCTTTCTTTTGCTAGGTATGATACAGCAGATGGAAAAAAGCCAGCACTTTATCCACATTTTGATGAAACTTTTAAGGAACAAAGAGTGACTGTAGATATTCAAGTTAAGTCAACAAGACCATGGGCAATTGTAGTAGAAGATAGTCCATATATTCTTAAGGATAACCAAGCTTTGGTGTTTGGTGGCACACACCAAATTCATTGGCGAGAAAAGGTTGAATTTACAGATACTGACTATGTAGATATGATATTCTGTCATTTTTCAGAACCAATTGATATAGCAGTTCCACATTCTGCAGAGCATCTAGAAAAAATGTTTGAAAAACAGAAAAAATATAAAGATGCCTATTACGCAAACTAAACTTTTATGGTAAAATTGTATAAACTGAGAGGTACAAAATGAATAATAACGTAGCACCAATGCATAAATGGTTAACAGATTTTGATAGATATAACAAGCCTTTGCCAATCTATATTGAAAATCCATTCAATGAGCAACAGATTGATCTATTGCGTGGGGTAATTGAAAATAACCGTGTTCTGATGAATAACGCTCAATATGATCGTCTTCAAGGAAATCAAGAACAGTATTATGGAGAAACAAGATTCCATCCAAAGAAAATTGTTCACATGTCTAGACTACTAATTGAGTTTGTCTGTCCACCTGAAATTGAAGCGGTAATGGATTCATATGCCAAGCCAATTCACAAGGATCCTGTTAGACTAACTCATTATAACTATATTGATTATAATATGGCATATGGAGACGGGAAGTATGCTCCTGCACTTCCTCCACACCTAGATGCAGATGAAAACCTAGTAACCTTTAACTATTGCCTAGACCAGAATATCGAAGACTGGACTCTTTGGGTTGATGACAAGGAATATAACCTAAAGAAGGGTGATGCCATTATCTTTAGTGCTGTTAATCAGGTTCACTGGAGACCAAAGCGTAAGTGGAAAGAAGGAGAGTTCTGTGAAATTGTCAGCTTTGACTATTGCCCAGTAACTAATTACAGATGGACTGGCCAAGGCAATCCTATCGATCCAATTAGCAGATTTGCTGAAAGACAAAAGTATCAAGATGAAGTTGCTGCTCATCCAAAAATGATTGCTGCATGGGATATCTATAATGCAATGGGAAATGAAGCTGGTATTCCAGGTCACGAGATTGCAGGCTTTGTGAATGAATAATGAATCTCAGACAACTCTAGATATGATTAATGGTCTTGCAGAAATCGCAGATTATATGCAGGACGAGGAACTAACAACGGCACTTACCTTTATTGCTAAGCTTATTGTTAAGCCAGATATTCCTCTTCAAGTAGCAACAATTGAAATAGTACGCCTACAGGCAATTGCTGCAAAGATGTCTTTTAAAGCAACCTGGATGGCAAATGTAGATAAGGGAGATAGAGCGAAGAAGAACTTGTACTTCACAGCTGCAGAATCAATCAATAATTTGGTTGCTGCTCTAAAGTACATTACTCGCTAAGTGGTATTATGGCTAAGAATTTATTAAGTCAGGTAATGTTGAAAAAGGCTACAGATAAGGCCAGCATGTTCCTGAACCCAGACGATTTAATTGAAAAGCTTCGTTCTGGATATACAGTTAATCGTGTTGCAAAGTTTACTAAGAAGAAAACTTTTGCACCAAGCACTATTGCATTCTCGCATGGAGAGTGTCCACGATACTGGTACCTAGCTTTTGACGGTGCAGTATTTGAAGATAATGCTGATGCATATGGTGTTGCAAATATGACTAGTGGTACTTTGTCGCATGAAAGAATCCAGAATGCTATGTTGGCCTCTGGGCTAGCAAAGAAGTTTATTGACGACAAGGGTCAGGAAACTACTGAGTTTAAAATTACCAGTCAAGATCCACCTATTTTTGGATATGGTGATGCTATGCTGGAATGGCTTGGTGAAGATATTGTTGGAGAAATTAAGACAATGCCAAGCGAAGGATTTGAGTATAGGAAGTTACATGGTAAGCCTAAGACTGGTCACCTAGTTCAGCTTCTAATCTATATGAAGATTCTTAATAAGACAAAGGGTGTTCTTATCTATGAGAATAAGAATAACCATGACCTTCTAGTGTTGCCAGTTGAGGTAACACCAGGAAGTTACTATGTATCGTGGGTAAACCAAGCTTTTGATTGGATGAGAACTGTTCGTAAGGCATGGACAGATAGAACGTTGCCTGAAAAGAACTACCGTTCCAATTCAAAAATTTGCAAGACATGTCCTATTCAGGCAGCATGTGCAGAGGCTGGCAAGGGAGAGATTAAGATTAAATCTCTGGAGCCAATAGATGAAACATTGCCAATGGTGTGATACACAGTTCGTACCAAACACTTCATATCAGATATACTGTTCATCCCTATGTCGTGAAGAGGCCACTAAGGAAAAAATAGCATTACGCTATGAAAAAACTAGACGTGAGCGTCGAAAGAATAAGGATAGACGTTGTAAAATATGTGACGCATCATTGTCTATTTATAATGATGAAAAAACCTGTGAGCAATGTCTGGTTGATCCAAAAGAAGTTAGCAGAATACTTAGACAAATAAAAGGAATAGCAAGTGGCAAAATTGAATTCAATAATTGGGAAACCAACAAAGATTCTAGCGATTGATGCTAGTACAACTAGCCTAGCATTCTCTGTGTTTGACTCAAAAGATTTAGCTTCTTTTGGGAAAATAAAATATAGCGGAATCACTACATATGACAAGGTCATTGATGCCTGTAGAAAAACAAAGGCATTCTTTGACGCATATGGCCCCTTTGATGCTATAGTAATTGAACATACAGTATTTATGAACAGTCCTAAAACTGCTGCAGACCTAGCCTTGGTACAGGGGGCATTGCTAGGTGCTGCAGGTCTGACTGGGGTATCAGTAATTAAGTCAGTAGCTCCAATTACATGGCAAAACTATATTGGCAATAAGAAATTAACCAAGGAAGAAAAACTTGAAATACGTAAGAATAATCCTGGAAAGTCTGAGTCATGGCTCAAAACCTACGAAAGAAATCTCAGAAAACAAAAGACTATTAGCTATATTAATATCCAATATGATAGGATGGTTACTGATCCTGACGTTGCTGATGCTATTGGTATTGGGCACTATTCGATAAATAACTGGGATAGGTTGACAGACTAATGGCAAAGTTGTATACTAATGAGACATGGCTGCGAAAGCGATTCATTATTGATAAAAAGTCTCCAGAGGACATAGCAAAAGAATGCGGAGTTAGCCTAGAAACAGTATATGTTTATTTGGCTAAATTTGGACTAAGAAAGAGCAGACGATGAGCGATAAGCTAAAGATTACAGTAGATCAGGTAAATCACCCAACACACTACACTAGCCATCCAAGCGGTATTGAGGCACTACAGATTACCAGACACATGAACTTCAACTTGGGTAATGCTATGAAGTATATCTGGAGAGCTGGGATTAAGAGCGAAGAAAAGCATATCGAAGATCTTGAAAAAGCTATCTTCTATATTCAAGACGAGATTAAACGTATTAAGGGTGAGTTTTAGTTGGCAAGAAAAAAAATATCTGCAGCACCAACTAATAGCAAGTTCTCAAGAGAGTATTCAATGCTAATTGACGGGTTTGAGATAGCTCGTGGTGATATAATTAAAGTAAGTGGACAATATGGACTAAAGTTCAAATTTGACTCTGTAGTTACAAATACACACACTGGAGCAATCTGGGTAGACTGTTTCGAAGTGTTTCGTGGACAGAGTCAATGCTTTAGATCATTTGAGCCAGGGCAAATAAAGAGAATACCTCAGAGAGGTAAGAGAGGAAGAAGACGTGTTGCCAACAGTGAAGCACTATGACTTCCCAACGCCAATCTGGGTAATTGACGATTTTTTTGAAGACGAGTTAGCACTTCAAATGTCTAATGAGTTTTACTCATATGACGATGAAAGATGGCTAACAAGAAACAATTCTGAGTTTGAGGAAAAGCTTTTATCTACACACTGGGACTGGTATCCTGGAGTATTTTATAGGACATTCTTTGAGTTGGCTTCTCAGGATTTTACCGATGCTTTAAGCGACATAACTGGAATTAAAAATCTTATTGCCGATTATGGTCTGCATGCAGGAGGAATGCATTTGCATGCTAGTAATGGCAGACTTAATCTTCATCAAGATGCAAAGATTCACCCAAAGCTAGGTCTTAAAAGAAAACTTAACATAATCATTTATCTCAATAAAAATTGGGAAGAGTCCTGGGGCGGAGAGCTTGAGTTCTGGGATGATTTGGATGGTGAGCCAAATCAAAAAATTGTTTCTGTATCTCCTAAATTTAATCGTGCAGTGCTATTCCAAACTGATGGAGATTTTTGGCATGGGCTACCAGAAATGATTGCAGCACCAAATGGAGAAAATAGACAAAGTATTGCTATGTTTTATTATGTAAATGATGAAGAAAGCATAGACCTATCAACTAGGGCCAAGTTTGCCCTTACATCTGAGCAAAAGAAGGACGCAAGTCTTGTTGCCAAGAATGAAGAAAGAATGAGAACGGCTTTTAAATATGGAAGATAAGCTAGTAGAACACCTAGATAATGTAAATAAGGTTGTTGAAAAATACCTTGCTGGTAGCGATCCAACACAGATTTCTAAAGAACTTGCTATGCCAAGGCAGACAGTTGTGGCATACATTGGTGAGTGGCGACAGATGGCTGCAGATAATGCTGCTATTCGTGCTCGTGCCAAGGAAGCTCTAGTGGGTGCAGATACACACTATACAAAACTAATTAGTAAAGCATATGAGGTTATTGATGAAGCAACAACAACTGCTAACCTAAATGCAAAAACCCAGGGTATCAAACTTGTAATGGACCTTGAAAAGACACGTATTGAAATGCTACAGAAAGCAGGATTGCTAGAGAACAAAGAGCTTGCAGAAGAAATGGTTGAGATTGAAGAGAGACAGCAAGCACTTATTGAGATCCTAAAAGACATTGCTTCAGAATATCCAGAAATTCGTGATGAAATTATGCGAAGACTATCAAAGGTAAGCAAGCAAAAAGAAACAATAGTGATTGTGAATAATAATGTTTGATGATTTTTTAGAGGCTCTTAAGTCTGATGCATTTGCTGAGATTCCAGTAGATGCTAAGACTTTCGTGGAGGGTGAAGATTATCTAAACCAGCCACCACTATCAGAAGTCCAGTATGACATTGTGGAGGCAATGAGTCAGATCTATAAGCTAGATGATCTGATTTACCTAATGGGAGAAACTGATGGTCGAAGATACTATAAGAAATACACCAAGAACGAAGTTATTCTACAACTTGGCAAGGGGTCTGGTAAAGACTTTACCTCAACAGTTGCTTGTGCTTATATTGTATATAAGTTACTTTGTCTTAAGGATCCTGCACGTTATTTTGGTAAGCCTAGTGGCGATGCCATTGACATCATTAACGTCGCTATTAACGCACAGCAGGCGAAGAACGTATTCTTTAAAGGCTTTAAAACTAAGATTGAAAAATCGGCTTGGTTCGCTGGAAAATATAATCCAAAAGCAGAATCCATCGAATTTGATAAGTCTATCACAGTATACTCAGGTCACTCAGAAAGAGAGTCGCATGAGGGTCTCAACCTTATCCTTGCTGTTCTTGACGAGATTTCTGGTTTTGCTACAGAAATTGGAACTGGTAATGATCAAGGTAAGACTGCTGATAACATCTACAAGGCATTCCGTGCTTCTGTAGACTCTCGTTTCCCAGACTTAGGAAAGGTAGCACTTCTATCCTTCCCTCGTTTTCCTGGCGACTTTATCTCAACAAGATATGATGCAGTTATTGCAGAAAAAGAAACGGTACATAAGACTCATAAGTTTATTATGAATGAAGATCTTCCAGAAGATGCTGAAGGAAACTCTCTAGAGATTGAATGGGATGAGGATACAATTGTTTCTTACAAGTATCCAGGAATGTTTGCACTCAAGCGTCCTACATGGGTTGTAAACCCTACACGTAAGATTGATGACTTTAAGCTTGCGTTCTTTACTGATATTGGAGATGCTATGCAACGTTTTGCATGTGTTCCAACATTCTCGTCAGATGCATTCTTTAAGCAACGTGATAAGGTTCGTGCAGCAATGACAATTAGGAATCCTCTAGATACCTTTAGAAGATTTGAACCAAACTTTGAGCCAGATCCAGATAAGATTTATTATGTACATGCTGACCTTGCACAGCGTCATGACAAGTGTGCTGTAGCAATTGCTCACGTAGAAAAATGGGTAAATGTTCAGGTAGTTAAAGATTACGAACAGATTTCTCCAATTGTAGTAGTAGATGCAGTAGCATGGTGGGAGCCAAAGATTGAAGGCCCCGTAGATCTATCTGAGGTAAAACAATGGATTCAAAATTTGCGTAGAGTTGGATTTAACATTGGACTTGTCTCGTTTGACCGCTGGCAGTCATTTGATATTCAGAATGAGCTAAAAGCTGTTGGAATGAGAACTGATACTGTTTCTGTTGGTAAGAAACATTATGAAGATATGGCCATGCTAGTCTATGAGGATAGAGTAGCTATGCCAGCAATTGAGTTACTGTTTGAAGAACTTACAGAGCTTAAGATTACTAAGAATGGTAAGAATGTAGACCACCCACGTAAGCTGTCTAAAGACTTAGCTGACGCTGTCTGTGGTTCCATTTTTGGTGCCATAAGTCACACACCAAGAGACCTGAACCTTGAAGTAGAGATTCATACTTTTAGGGATAGACCTAAAAATCAGGTTGACAAACAAAAAGATAGTGTGATAGAATATAAACCTATGCCAAAAGAGGTAAAAGACTACTTGGATAGGTTCAATTTAATATAATGATAATGATAGAAAAGGAAAACATATATATGACTTCACTAAAGAAGATCGCATTTGGCTTGGTTGCAGCCACAGCTCTTGCAACATCACTAATTGCAACACCTGCAAGTGCTGCAGTTTCAACTGCTCTAACTGTTGGCGGTTCGTCAGCTGTTGGTGGCACAGCTATTTCAGCACCTGTTGCACTACCAGTTCCTGCAGACAACTCTGTAGATGCTGCTGACGCACTCAAGATTGGCCTAACTGGTCTTGACACTGGTACTGTTGTTACTGCTGTAGCAACTAACGGAAAGATCGTTACTGCTCTTTCTACTAGCGATGCACGAGTAACTGCTTCTGCAGGTGCTTCATCTGTATCAGTTAATACTGGTACTGGTACTACTGCAGACCTATACGTATTTACCACTACTACTGCAGTTGGTACTGTGGCAGTTACTGTTGGTGGAAATACTACCACCTATTACTTCCAGGGTACTGCTGGTGCACTAAACGCAATTGAGCTTGCTGGTGCTACTACTGGTGCTGCTGGTACTGTATATACTGCAACTGTAAAGGGTGTTGACGTATTTGGTAATGCTAAGGGTAATGCTGCTATCAGCCTTCAGGTTGTAACAAGTACTGCATCAACCACTTATTCACTAACTACTGATACTGCAACTGCAACTCTTGGTTCAAAGACTCAGGACATCACTCTTCCAGCAACTGGAACTGTACGTCTTATTGCAACTGCAACTGTTGCTTCTGCTGTAACTGGTCTTGCAACTCCTGTTGCTGTTCGTGTTGCAGACGTAACTGTTCGTGACCTTGCTTCTGAGCTTGCTGCTGAGAAGGCTGCTCGTGCTGCTGACAAGGTAGTTGCAGATAAGGCTGTTGCTGATGCACTTGCTCTTGTTGCTGCTAAGGATGCAGAACTTGCAAAGGCAAAGGCAGACAATGCTGCATCTGTAGATGCTCTAAAGAAGGCATTTAATGCACTTGCAACTAAGTGGAACAAGAAGAATCCAAAGGCAAAGGTTGCCCTACTTAAGTAATAAGTAGTATAATAGTAGGGGGAGAGCGTAAAAACTCTCCCCTTACTTGTCTAAAAATCAAAGGAGCAGAGAACTTTATGAACGTGGGTATCGTTTATTTCTCTAACCATTCTGGAAACACAAAGAAGTTTGCTGAAAAGATTTCAGACAACCCCATTAGAATTCCCATCAAGTGGGACTCAGAGAATCCATTAGTTGTATCTAACAAATATGTTCTTTGTGTACCAACATATGGTGGAGGTAGCGAATCAAGTGCTATACCTCGTCAGGTAAGAAACTTTTTAAATATCCCTGAGAATAGGGATCTCTTAGTCGCAGTAATTGGACTAGGAAACACTAATTTTGGAGAACATTTCTGCAAAGCAGCAGATATAATATCAGCTAAAACTGGAAAGCCAGTGTTGGCAAGAGTAGAGATTTTTGGGACATCAGAAGATGTACAAAGAGTAAAGGATAGGTTGGAGAAGATAAATGGATAATTATAGTTATCATGAGCTAAACGCCATGCTCAATATTTATGGCGATGATGGTAAGATTCAGTTTGATAAGGACAAGGCTGCTGCTAGAGCATACTTCCTTGATCATGTTAATCAGAATACAGTATTTTTCCACTCGCTGGAAGAGAAGCTTAACTATCTAATTGAAAACGAATATTACGACGAAGAACTATTGAATCAATATGATTTTGATTTTATTAAAGAACTATTTAAGCAGGCATATGCCCATAAGTTCCGATTCCCAACCTTTGTTGGAGCATATAAGTTCTATACTCAGTATGCACTTAAGACTTTTGATGGTGAGCGTTATCTTGAGCGTTTTGAAGATAGAATTTGTCTAAATGCCCTTATGCTTGCACGTGGAGATAGACAGCTTGCCAAGGATCTAGTAGATGAAATTATTTCAGGACGCTTCCAGCCAGCTACGCCAACCTTTCTTAATGCAGGAAAGAAGCAAAGAGGAGAATTTGTCTCTTGCTTCCTACTCCGCATTGAAGACAATATGGAGTCAATTGCTCGTGCTATTAACTCATCACTTCAGCTTTCTAAGCGTGGTGGTGGAGTTGCTCTTAATCTAAGTAATCTACGTGAACAGGGTGCACCAATCAAGAAGATTGAAAACCAATCATCTGGTGTAATTCCTGTCATGAAGCTTCTTGAAGACTCATTTAGTTATGCAAACCAGCTAGGTGCTCGTCAAGGTGCAGGTGCAGTTTACCTAAACGCTCACCACCCAGACATCATGCGATTCTTGGACACCAAGCGTGAGAACGCTGACGAGAAGATGCGTATTAAGACTCTATCAATTGGTATTGTTATCCCAGACGTGACTCTTGAGTTGGCTAAGAACAACGAAGATATGTACCTGTTCTCTCCATACGATGTTGAAAGAGTTTATGGAGTATCTCTTGCTGATATTTCAGTTACTGAAAAGTACCAGGAGATGGTTGACGATGCTCGCATCAAGAAGACCAAGATCAAGGCACGTGACCTATTCCAGCGTATTGCTGAACTTCAGTTTGAGTCAGGGTATCCATATATTGTGTATGAAGACACCGTAAATAAGGCAAATCCTATTGATGGTCGCATTAACATGTCTAACCTATGTTCAGAAATCCTTCAGGTCAATACACCAACAACATATAATGCTGACCTATCTTATGACAATATTGGTAAGGATATTTCATGTAACCTAGGATCGCTAAACATTGCAAAGGCAATGGAGTCACCAGACTTTGGTAAAACTATTGAAGTTGCTATTCGTGCACTAACAGCCGTTGCTGACCTGTCATACATTGATTCTGTTCTTTCAATTGCAGAAGGTAATAAGAAGTCACGTGCTATTGGACTAGGTCAAATGAACCTACACGGTTATTTTGGTAAGGAACACATGATGTATGGAGATGCTGAGTCTATTGACTTTACTAACATCTATTTCTATACCGTTCTGTTCCATGCTCTAAAGGCATCTAATAAGCTTGCTATTGAAAACAATTCAAGCTTTGATGGATTTGAAAAATCAGCATATGCAAGCGGATCATTCTTTGTTAAGTATATTGCAAATGAATGGAAGCCAGCAACTACTAAAGTAGCTAACCTATTTGCTGATGCAGGTATTTCTATTCCTACTCAGGATGACTGGAAGGATCTTGCTGGAAGCATTATGTCTAAGGGTCTCTACAACCAGAACCTTCAGGCTGTTCCACCAACTGGTTCGATCTCATACATCAACAACTCAACATCATCAATTCATCCTATTGCTTCTCAAATTGAGATCCGTAAGGAAGGAAAGATGGGACGAGTATACTATCCAGCACCATATCTAAATAACGAAAACCGTCAGTATTTCCAGGACGCATATGAGATTGGTCCTGACAAGATTATTGATGTTTATGCAGCAGCAACCCAACATGTTGACCAGGGTCTATCACTGACCTTGTTCTTCAAGGATACTGCTACTACTCGTGATGTAAACCGTGCCCAGATTTATGCATGGAAGAAGGGCATCAAAACCATCTATTACATTCGCATTCGTCAGCTTGCTCTTGAGGGTACAGAAGTTGACAATTGCGTAAGTTGCATGCTATAGTAAATGACCAAGGAGAGAAAATGATTACTAGACCAATTAACTGGAACAAAGTAGAAGACCCAATTGACCTTGAGGTCTGGAATAGATTGACAGCCAATTTCTGGCTGCCAGAAAAGGTACCACTATCTAATGACGTACAGTCATGGTCAACTTTGCGTGACCACGAGAAATGGCTTACCATGCGTGTCTTTACAGGACTTACAATGCTTGATACTGTCCAGGGTACTGTGGGGGCAACCTCATTAATTCCTGATGCACGTACTCAGCATGAAGAGGCTGTAATTACTAATATTGCTTTCATGGAATCAGTACATGCTAAGTCATATTCAAGTGTTTTCTCAACTCTCACATCAACAGATGATATTGAAAATGCTTTCCGCTGGTCAGAAGAGAACCCTTACCTTCAGAAGAAGGCACAGATCGTAATTGAACGATACAAGGGAGACGATCCACTTAAGCGTAAGATTGCTTCTACATTGCTAGAGTCATTCTTATTCTACTCAGGCTTCTACCTACCTATGTACTGGTCAAGCCGTGCAAAGCTTACAAACACTGCAGATCTAGTTAGACTTATTATTCGTGATGAGGCTGTTCATGGCTACTACATTGGATATAAGTTCCAGCAGGCATATAATGAAGCTACTCCAGAACGTCAGGAAGAGCTTAAGGATTTCACGTATTCTCTTCTCATGGAGCTTTACGACAACGAAATCAAGTACACGGCTGATTTGTATGATGAAGTTGGACTTACAGAAGATGTCAAGAAGTTCTTGCATTACAATGCAAACAAGGCTCTGATGAACCTTGGTTTTGACCCATTGTTCCCAAAGGATGTTTGTGATGTTAATCCTGCAATTCTATCTGCATTATCACCTAACGCAGATGAAAACCACGACTTCTTCTCTGGTTCAGGTTCGTCTTACGTAATTGGTAAGCATGAAGCAACAACTGATGATGACTGGGATTTCTAGTTAGATAAATGATTGGCCCCTCTTCGGAGGGGCCTTTCTTTTTATGAAACTGGTGTATAATTAGATTAGAAAACTTCTAACCCCACAAGGAGACCCCACTTGAAGAAGTTCTTGATTCGGCTTAGCTTAACTGGAATATTGCTATTTTTATGGCTTTTATTTGCACCGTCTGAGTCTGCAAAAGCAGAAGAAGTGACTGTGCAGGTTTCCCCTACCCCAACAAATGAAACATCTACAGCAACCATACAGGCAACTGCTGCAGATTCTATACAGCAAGCACAAACAGCAATTGCTAATGCAGATGCTCAAATAGCTACAGTCTCAACTGATGCCAGATCTTTAAATGATTCATCTCTAGTAGATCAAGCTATATCAAATGCACAATCTGCAATTGATGCCGTAGCAACAAATATTCAGGTGGTACAGGAATCCGTACAGACATTAAATTCTGCTCAAGAATCAGTAACAGTACAAACATCTATTGTAGACTCAGCAACAGCTATTGTTAACAATGCAACCTCAACTTTGCAGCAAGCAACACAAACATTAGAGTCTCAAACTGCTGTAGTAGATCAAGCACAAACAAATTTGACAAACGCTCAGGCTGATTTGCAATCTGCATCGGATGCCGTTGATGCACAAATCCCAGTTGTTGATACAGCTCAGACAAATAAAAATACAGCACAAGCGATAGTTGATTCCAATTCTTCTGCTGGGCTAACTATGACTGTATACCAAGATCGTGGGTATAATAACGCCCCACCTATGGGTGCTGGAACTATAGTTTCTGTAACCACTGATACAAATGGTATTAATGAGCCTTGGGGTGGAGGTGGGCCTGCTAATACATACCCAGAAGACTTCCAGGTAAGATGGCAGGGTATTTGGACACCTCAGTATACTGGAACACAGTGGATTTATGCTCCAGCAGATGATGGAACAAGATTATATCTTGATGGCCAATTAGTAATTAATGACTGGTTTGATAAAGGTGGTGGTGGTTCTACTGCTGCTGTTCAAACAACCTCTGGAGTTGGAAAAGCATTAGATTTTTGGTTTTATGAAAATGGTGGTGGAGCATCTGTTTCTTTAATGCGTTATACAGGAAATGGATACTGGGAAGTAATTCCAGCATCAGAATTTTCGACATCTTCTGCTACACCAGAACAACAAGCAGCACTACTATCTGCAATTCAGACCCTGACAGCAGAGCAATCTACATTAGTTGTCTTACAACAAATTGAAAGCAACGCATCTGATGTTGTAGCAGATAAGCAAATAGTCCTAGTTAATGAAACTCAAAACCTAACAAATGCTCAGCAAAACCTAACAACTGCTACAGAAAACCTAACAACTGCTATAGAAAACCTAACAAATCAGGCAACAATGTTAGATAATCTTGAGTCTCAATCTCAATCAGCAGAAATAGCTGTTTCTATTGCTGTTGGCAATCTTAACATTTCTGTTCAAACAATGCAGAACAACGTTTCAAATGCTCAATCAGCATATACTGATCAAGCCAACCTAGAAGAGCAACAGCGTCAGGCTGCCATAGCTGCAGAACAAGCTAGACAGGCTGAGATTGCCAGACTAGCTGCTGAGGCAGAGGCTGCAAGAATTGCTGCACAACAAGCTTATGAAGCAGAGCAAGCAAGACTTGCTGCAGAAGCACAGGCAAAAGCAGAAGCTGATGCAAAAGCAGCAGCAGAGGCTGCAGCCAAAGCAGAAGCAGATCGTTTAGCTGCAGAAGCAGCTGCCAAAGCAGAGGCAGACAGAATTGCAGCAGAAGCAGCAGCTAAAGCTGAAGCAGATAGGATTGCTGCAGAACAGGCTGCTCAAGCAGAGGCTGATAGGATTGCTGCAGAGCAAGCAGCAGCAGAAGAGGCAGCAAAGCTAGCAGCAGAACAAGCTGCACTTGAAGCAGAGGCCAAGGCTGAGGCAGATAGATTGGCAGCTGAAAAAGCTGCTGCAGATGCTCAAGCTAAAGCTGATGCAGAAGCTGCTGCTAAAGCTGAAGCAGAAAGACTTGCTGCAGAAGAAGCAGCAAAACAGCCAGAAGCAATTATTGAAAATGCAAATGCTGATGGCGTAATAACTGCAGAAGAAAAAGCAGCAATTGTAGATTCTCTAGTTTCAGACTTGAAGCCAGGAGAAGCATTAACATCTGAGCAAATTCAAAATGCTGGAATTGAATATAAAGATCTTCCACCAGAAACTCCAGTAGATGTACGTACAGATGAAAGTGGAAACGCAGTTGTGATTACAGCACAAGATGCAGCAAATATAGAATTAATTTCTGATCCAGGAGCATTGGTTCAGGAATTACTTACTGATCCAGGGGCAGCAATTGCAGCACTGGGTAGTATTGGGGCTGACATGTCCCCACAAGAAAGAGAAGAAGCAACACACATGGTTGTAGCCACCGTTGTTGCTGCAGGAGCAGCCATGAATGCTATTGGTTTAGCAGGAGCAGGTGGCGGTAGTGCTCCTTCAGCACCTAGAGGTGGAGGTTCACCTAGTGGTGGAAATTCTGGTGGAACAACAAGGAGAAATGAAAAATGGTAAAGTTCTTCAAGGATATGATTGACCAGCTTTGGACACTCCTAGGAATGTTCATTGCATGGGTCGTTCTAGATGGAAGTGCAAAGACAGTTGTTGGGTATGCGATAGTAGGAACCATGTTTGCATGGGTTGTTACCTACCCTATAAGAAACAGAGAGGAAGACTAATGGCAACTAAGAAAGAACCAGGAACAGTTGCAGCAAAACCCCAGGGCCAAAAGGCTCTGTCTAACGTCCTCATGAGAATCGTTGCAGTATTTGCAGCAAACGGTCTTGGAGTACTTGGTGCAGGAGCTGTTGTAGGAATTGATACCCTACAGGCAGTATTTCTTGCAGGATTGCTGGGTGTAGCCACAGTCGTAGAGAAGCTTGCAAGAGCCTTTCTTGATGACGGCAAGCTTACAATTGCTGAAATCAATGAAGCATTCGCTACAGTCGATAAAAAACAAGTTAAATAATCATTATTTTGGGGTAACTTGACAGGGTCCCCTAGTTCATGTATACTTATTACAAGTATCTAGAGCTAGGGGATTTTTCATGACTTGTATAGTTGCAGCACGTCAAGATGGAAAGATTTATATGGCAGGTGACCGTGGGGCATCTGAAAGTAATCTAATCATGTCCTTAACCAGTCCAAAAGTTTGGAAGCATGGAGAATATATTTTTGGATATTGTGGTTCTATGGATGGCGATAGAATGAAGTATAATTTTAAACCACCCACTCCAAAAGGTGATGATTTAGATAAGTTTATGTATACAGACTTTCTGATTGCTCTACGTGTATTTTATGAAAATTGGTGGGTAGATGTTTCTAATGATTCAGATTTTGGATTGTTGGTTGGTATTCGTGGAAAGATATACGAACACAATGCTGTAGATATGTCTTTAAACCAATATATGCACGACTATGTTGCAATGGGTTCTGGTTCAGAATATGCATATGGATCAATGCATTCTACTGAGGGTTTAAAAGATACTCGCAAGCGTGTCATGAAGGCAGTTGGAGCAGCAATAAAATTTTCAACTTCTTGCCAAGGTCCAGTTGACATTATCAGCAGTTAGTGGTATTATATTTATATGACAGATAAAAATTTTGACGAGCTGTGGGATTGGCTACAGCATGGTATTGATAAGGGATGGGTCACTGAACCATTCTGCTACACCCATGAGGGTGATCCACACATGACAGAAGAAGAAGAGCAAGAGTGGGAAGACGGAGGAGATCCGTGTTGTCCAGTAATTAAACTAAAGCAATAAAAGGAAAAGGGTATGAAGAAGATTATTTATGCAGCACTTGCTGCTACAGTTTCACTAACCACCATTACAGCACCTGCCTATGCAGATACAAAGTCTCTAGTCATTATTGATAGTTATTTTAATTTATCTAAGCTTGGTCCAAATACCACACAGGTATGTATCGTAGCTGATAAGTGTATCAACACTGCAAAGCCATCAAAGAATGTCTCTGATCCAGCAAATCACGGTACAGCAATGGCTGAATTGGCTCTAAAGCAAAATCCAGCAATTAATCTAATTGTAATTCGTGCATCCGCTGTAAATGCATCTGGTTCTGTTTATGGAGTAACTGGAAATACTTTGCTTGATGCTTTAAAGTGGGTTCAGAATAATGCATCTATAGTTGGTGCAATATCATTCTCATACAGTCTAAGTGGAAATATGACAAAGATTGGTGACTGTTCGCTATCATCGTTTGGCCTAACAAATGTTTCAGTTGTTGATCCACAGATTCGTACAAGCATTACAAGTCTAAAGAGTGCTGGCATTCCTTTCTTTGCTGCTACTGGAAATAATGGCCCAACGAAGCCAGTATCTTATCCAGCATGCATCTCCGACACAGTATCTGTTGGATCTGGTGTTGGTGGTTCGTATATCCCATCATCAAGTCGTGATATCAACACTGATGTGATTGGTTCGCTACCTGCAAATGTATTTTCATATAAGTCTAACATCTTTGGTATAATTCCTCAGACAACATCATCTGCAACTTCTTCAGTTGCTGCAAAATATTTGTCAGAAAAACTTGACAAAGGTGTTGTCTTTGTGCTACCATAGTATTACAAATAAATAGAGAACATGACCTGAGTACGCAGCAGATTATTCTAGATAATAACGTGCGGTACTGAGTGAGGTAATTACTCTGACGAGGTAGGCGTTGTCGTTTCCTACCACCTTGCCCCTTAGCTCAATGGCAGAGCAGAGAGCTGTTAACTCTAAGGTTGTTGGTTCGAGTCCAGCAGGGGCAGCTAATGGTTCCGTTTGCACCACTCCTGGGTATGGGATAAAAGCAAACAAAATGCGTGTGTTGCATAATGGTAGTGCCTCTGCCTTCCAAGCAGACGGTGGGAGTTCGATTCTCCCTACACGCTCAAACAGATTCCTGACGAGGGGTCTGGGATATGGCTGAACGAATCTCTTTGCCAGCAAGGAGAGAGTAAGGCACAGATCTGAGATTAGCGTCTCTGTTCTTAGCGGAACAAAGGTCTGGTCGGATGAAAGCGGTACTTAATGGTATTGTTGGCTTATCCGTGGTGGTAAAAGGCAATCCACCTATCCACATTTGGTCTGTTAGCTCAGTTGGTTAGAGCACCACCCTGTCACGGTGGGGGTCGTGGGTTCAAGTCCCATACAGATCGCTCAAAGTATAAGTCTGAACAACTTATACTAAGATAGGTGTATCCGAAAATTACGCTGTCCCAGCGGTAGAGTGAAAGTGTTCAGACTCATGGACTCTATGACTAATGCGAGGACTAGGATATACAGCCAATGGTATGCGAATATAAAACGGTGCACGATTGGCAAATGCCTTCTTAGCTCAGTGGTAGAGCAACGCACTTGTAATGCGTAGGTCGTCAGTTCAATCCTGACAGAAGGCTCTCTGGCCCCATCGTCCATGGGTTAGGATTCCAGGCTTTCATCTTGGAGAACAGGGTTCGAATCCCTGTGGGGCTGCTATAATATAAGTAGAAAGGTTTGGACATGGAAAAACCTCCAATAACTACTGTAGAGATAAATAATTTTGATATTTGGTACGATACTAAAGATCCAAATTTTACACAACTTTGCAAACAATCTAACATACCAGAACAGTGGATGTCTTTTCAAACAGTTTTATCTGGTATTAACAAGGACTCAATAATAAAACCAATCAATAGATATGTAGAACGATTGGTTCCACCACCAAAGTTGATTAGCATTAAAGATAATATTATTAGACTGCGTCAGGAAAATCATGCAGAAATTTTTTTGTTAGAAAAAGAAGACGGAGAATTCTATAATGTTGATCGTCCATGGCAAAGACAATATTATAACACAGCACTAGACTTTGAAGCAGATAATTGTTTTCCACAAACATTTAAATTTTATGTGCCATGGTTTATTGATGAAAATGTGCAAGTATTTTTTTATCCATCTGAAGAAGATTCTCCATTTTACACATATCCAACAACTGCTACATATCACAATATACCATTAAATATCAGATATGTTGAACCACATTTTGTTCCATTTAGATTTAAAAATATAGGGCCTCATATGGTTAATGAAAAATTTGGAAAAATTCCAAAACAATCTCCAATGTACGATATGGTATTCTATGGAAATGATATAATAGTAGAAAGAGTAAAGGAATTCTATGAACAACATAATTAAGTTTTATCCACTAAATGAGGATGTTCCCTCATTTGTGCCTGAGCCAGTGCCAGCATCAAAGATGCTTCCACAATGGTATAAGGATACTCCTGGATCAATTGATTCTGGAGAAATGATGGCACAGATGGGACAACCAGCAAGTACTGTTAAAAAGTGTATGCCAATTTTTGATGCCATAACCGCAGGATATATCTTCAGATTGCCAATGGATGTATACGTTGATGCAACTGGAGAAAAACTAACCTACCAGATTCCAATGGCTATGTCTAAGTTCAAGGGCGATATGTTTGCTACACATGAGCGTAGACAATATGAAAAGTATCCATATGGAGATAAGTGGCACCAAGACCTATTGCGTATTATGCCATTCTGGATTGTAAAAACTCCAAAGGGATTTAGCACACTTGTTACTCAGCCAATACATGGAGACAATTCACCATTATATGCTGTATCTGGTCTTGTAGATACAGATGGTTTTGCTGCAGATGGTCACTTCTCTTTCTGGGTTGAGAAGGGATTTAAGGGTACAATTCCGCAGGGAACACCAATTGCCCAGCTTATCCCATTTAAGCGTGATGATTGGCAGATGGAAGTCCAGAGTTATGAAGATACAAAGAAAGAAATTCTTCCACAAAGATTTAATCTTCGTAGTACCTTTAGTAATGGATATAAGAATAAGTTTAGAAGTCGCAAAGAATATAAATAATGACAGATCCATTAGAGATAACCTTTATTCCTGCAAACTCTGATGCATATCATCATGGGTTTATGAGTGCTCCAGAGCCAGCAGTTAAGCATATTCCAGAATGGTATAGATCTTTAGCACGTCATGATAAATCAAATGATGATATAACACTAAAGCCAGAAAATCATATTGGTACTGATGGAGCACAGGTATCAACAAAAATGTGTATGCCATTCTTTGATGCAATTACTGCAGGGTATCAGTACTGTCTAGAAGATGATTTATATGTTGACATGGACGAAAATGGTCATCCAGTTATGCACTGGAAAGGTAATGTTATGCTTGTAGATACAAGACCAATTTTTGATGTTCCTCTTCCAGACAACTGTCATCCAATTCACTTTGGGTGGAGAATGAACTGGTTCTATGAAACTCCTCCAGGATATTCCGTGCTGATCACGCATCCAATGAATAGGCATGATCTACCATTCTATACTTTGTCTGGAATAGTTGATTCTGATATTTGGGGTTTGCCAGTATTCACTGCCTTTTTCTTAAAAAGAAATTTTAGAGGTCTAATACCAAAGGGCACTCCAATCTTTCAAATGATTCCATTTAAAAGAGATAACTGGGAACTTAAGGTTGATAGCTCTCAAGACACAATTGACGAACACTGGTTCCGTGGTGAAAATCGTAGATCAATGCTTTACGGATATTATAAAAAGACAGCATGGAGAAAAAAGATTTTTGGAATCTTTGGTAGAAAAGAAAAAGAGATAAAACACGATGATGAATAATCATATTGCTATTATTGTAATCTCTTACAAGGATAAAAACTTGTATGACTTTATTGTTGATCTTAAATCAAAAACAAAATCAGACCACTCACTTGAAGTATTTGAACAGCATCCTATAGACCATACTTTATATTTTGATAATATTAATGAGTGTTCGTATGAACATAAAATTTGGGATGACATTGCTGGTCCAACAATAAAAAGAACAGAAAAAATATTAAATAGAATAGACAATGCAAGCCATATTTGTATTTTAACACCAGATATTAAACTATCTGATGGATGGGATACTGATCTAATTAATTTTATTAAAGATGATAATAAAGTTGTTTCTGGATTTGGATTAATACATGTAGAACATAAGGATATTTTTTCTCTAAAAGCATCTTACAAAAATTCTGATGTATTTAATAGATCTCAATTCATCACTAAAAACTTTATTTTTGCTAAATCAAATGCATTCCGTAATATCAGAATGCCAGATTTTTTAAAGTATGCTGGAGAAGATGAATATTGGACTCTTGCATTTATGTCACAAGGATACTCAATATTTTCAGCCCCAAATAGTTTGGGAATAGATAGTGGTTTTAGGTCAATCGAAAATACCTACCACACTTTTTCAGCAGAACACAACTACAACATTGTTGTAGATTTGCTACATAAAAAAGATTTAGAAGATTATAAAATAAAACCAGAAGCCGTAGATGAATTTTTAATGGTTCATGGATTAGATTCAGAAAAGATTCATAGGCTTCCATATCAGACAAATGATGTAATTTATAATCCATATAATCTTAAAATGCACGATGTGGATGCTAGACGCTTTATAGCTGGCACCAAAGCAGTATATTAGAATAGGGTATAATATAGTTATGCATAGTATTAAAGTTATTAATGATTTTGTGGAGCCAGCAGATGCTCAGCTATATATGGATGAAGCTAGGACTCCTAGCCAAGTAGAGCCATTTCCAGATTACTATAAAGATCGTTTTGGTGGAACGGCTCTTCCATATAATGCAAACACTAGATATTTAAATAAAAAGTATGGCAGAAAAGCTGCGAAATTTGTTCAAGAACTATATGGATTTGTAAATCCAGTATACGTTTATAAAGTATTTATGAATTATACAACAAGGCCAGGATATTCTGGACCAATTCACACAGACTCAGTTGATCCTGAGCCATGGATTGAGTGGAGCACTGTGCTTTACGTTAATGATGATTTTGAAGGTGCAAAACTTCATTTTCCAAATCAGGCCTTTGTCTATAATCCAGTACCACGTGATGCTGTATTTTTCCCATCAGCAGGTGCAGAATATATGCATGGTATCTCTGAGATGAAATCTGGCGAAAGATTTTCAATAGTAGTATGTTTGACTAGTAAACCACAATATGCTGATCCAGATATGCTAGAGCCAGGGGACGAATTAAACTATAAAGCAACAATGTATGATATGGAGGCAAATAGTTGAAGCATGAAATATTAGACTTGGGTCTAGTTTACTACACAAATGTTTTTGATAGTCATAAAGATCTTGTAGTAAAGATAGAGTCTATGATGGATCGAATTGCTAATCGTGAACATGGAAACAATGAGATTCAAGCAGAGGACTGGCAGCCATGGTGGGACAGCCACATGGATAAACCATTTAATTATAAAAGACCAATTTTTAGAAAAGATTCTGTTTCTCCAGAAGGATATTATGCTAAAGAACTTTTGGAAATATCTGAAATTGTTTATACTGCATTAGATAAAGCTTTTAATCACTATTCTTCAGAGTTATATCCTTTTGCAAAAAATAATATTAAGTCAGAAGAATTTGGTGATGGAATTTTAAAATATGTAGATAGTGGGCACTTGCCTGCTCATCATGACCATGGGGTAAGTAGCCGTGTGCTATCTGCAGTCATATATCTGAATGATGATTATGATGGTGGAGAAATTGAGTTCCAGCAGTCTGGCGTTAAAATTAAGCCACAGGCTGGTAGCATTGTGTTCTTCCCATCAAACTTCCTGTACATCCATGAGGTTATGCCAGTTTCAAATGGGACACGGTACGCAATACCACATTGGTATCACAACATGGCTAAGCCAATTCTATCGAATGGAAGCGAATGAAAAGAATAATATTTTTAATTAAGTTTAATTTTTGGAAGATTAAGAATCGCAAGAAGCTAAAGAAAGAGACTTATATTTACTAATGGTTGATTTAGGTAAAAACATTAATTTTGGACATATAGTTAATGGAAATGTCATGGCATTTTCTACTGATTTTGGAAACTCAGGCTGGAGACCAACTGGTCCAGGCCCAGGAAAAGGATTTCATAAGTGGTATGATTTAGTTGATATTTCAAATAATTCAAATGGGTTTAGATGCGATGAATTTATTGATCATAAAGATCGTAATGAGCTGCATGTATTATTTGCAGGGTGTTCCGTTACATGGGGAGATGCTTTAAACCTAGAAGACTTGTGGTCATATAAAGTGTATAAAAAAATATCTGAAAAACACAAAGCTACTGGATTTTTTAGTATTGCATTCCCAGGAACAAGTATTATTCAAGAAATTTTTTGGATAATAAAGTATTGCATAAAATATGGTAATCCAAACCATATATTTTTCTTAATGCCAAATATGGGCAGATTTGTTAATGTTGGAAATATAGGTAATAGTCCAGAGCCTACTTTGGGAAGTTCCTTAATGGAAACTGATTCCAATAAGCCAGATGAAGAGTCAATGTTGTTAGCATCATACCTAACCTTTGAAGCGTATATGATGCTAGAACAATACTGTAAGACAAACAACATTAATTTAATTTCATCTTCTTGGTCTTTTGGAGATAGTAAAAACTCCAATAATAAATACTTAACATCTACAGTATTCAAAAATTTTGAAACATTTTTTTCTTTAGATGATGATGGAATCAATCAGCTTGAATGGAAGTATGAGTATGTTAAAAATAATCCAGGAGCAACTTTAAAAGCTCTAGATGATATTCATCCAGGAACTGCAGAACACGCATACTTTACAAATAGGATGCTAGATAGATATATGAAAGTTACAAATGAAGATATTAGGCTTTAATGAAACATCTCATGATGCAGCTATCGCTGTAGTAAAACATGGGGTGGTTGTCTTTGCTGGGCATGCAGAGAGATATAGTAAAGAAAAGAATGATTGGTATACCAATGATGCTTTATGGGAAGATGCTCTGAAGTGGGGAGAGCCTGATGCTATTGCATACTACGAGAAACCATATTTAAAAAGACTTAGGCTGCTGAGACACGGTGGGGCAGCAGACTGGAAGCCAAAGCACAGATATGATAAATCTTTTAAGCATCACTACTCTCATGCTTGTGCTGGCTATTATACAAGTCCATTTGATAAGGCAGCAGTTGTAGTTCTTGATGCAATGGGTGAGTTTGCTACATCAACCGTGTGGTCTGGAGATGGTGAAGATATCAAATTAGTTAGAGAAATAAAATATCCACTAAGCTTTGGTCTATTTTATACTGCCTTTACAAAGTTAATTGGTCTTAAACCAAATGAGCACGAATATATCTTAATGGGTATGGCAGGGTATGGAAATCCAGATCGATACTACAAAAAGGTATTAGAGTATTTTCCATATACAGGTAAGCAGAAATATAATTACCACAAAGGAATCTTAGATTGGAATGAACCAATTACAGAACAGGATAAGTTTGATATAGCTGCTGCTGTACAGAAAGTGTATGAGCTAAGGTTGTGGGACTTTATGTGTCAGGTAAGAGTTAAACATTTGCCAGAATATGACAATTTAGTTTTTATGGGTGGCTGTGCATTAAATAGTAAAGCTAACACAATGCTCTGGAAAATCTTTAAGGATGTTTGGATTATGCCTAATCCAGGAGATGCAGGAAGCTCTCTTGGTGCTGCCCTTGCACTTCGTGGTAAACATGTAAAGTGGGAGGGGCCATATCTTGGCTATGACCTTGGGAATGAGTATCCAGTAGATAAAGTCTTCAATGAGATTATGACCAATAAGGTTTGTGCAGTAGCTGCAGGACGTGCTGAGTTTGGTCCCAGAGCATTGGGCAATAGAAGTATCCTTGCTGATCCACGTGACCCAGATATTAAAGATAAGGTCAATAGAATCAAGCAGCGTGAGCTATTTAGACCGTTTGCTCCAGTAGTGATGGCAGAATATGCATCTGAATGGTTTGATATGGATTATGAATCTCCATATATGCAATTTACACCTAAGTGCCTCAAGCCAGAATTAATCCCATCTGTAGTGCATATTGATGGAACATCTAGAGTACAAACTGTTACACGGGAGCAACATCCAGGTTTATATGCAGTTTTAGAAAAATTTTATCAGGCAACTGGAGTGCCAGTACTTTTAAATACAAGTCTTAACGTTAAGGGGCAGCCACTATTAAATGATGAAGAAGATATCAAGCTTTGGGAAAAAACTTACAAAACTAAGATTGTGCTATAATTAAAAAATGAACAACAAAAACAAAACTATTTTTATGACTGTTCCAGCATACAACGATCCATCTTTAATAAGAACAATTGAGAGTGCTTTAGATAATGCTTTGTTCCCAGAACGAGTTTATTTTTGCATAGGCATGCAGTATGATGATGACAAAATGCCAGATGTTTCTAAATATCTTAATAATCCCAACTTTAATTTTATTTTTTATGATGTAAAAGAACGTCCAGGAGTCTATTGGATTAGACGTGAGATGGCTGAGCAACATTCAGGTCAAGACTACTTCCTGATGATTGATTCTCATATGGTATTTTCAAAATATTGGGATGCTAGACTGATCAACGATTACGAAGACCTTAGACGTTTGCATGGAGATAGAACAATTATTTCTAGACCAACAATGGGTGAGGTCGGAGAAGCAATTAATAATGGATTAATTAATGACAGATCTCACTGGATTGTTGATTGGAACAATGAGGCAGAAAGTATTGAGAGAACAATTCTTCCATGGACATCACAGTTTCCGTGGGAAGGTGAAAGGTATCAAAAAACATACTATTCTTGCAGTCACTTTTTCTTTACCAATAAAGACTACCTAACAGATGTTGGATTCCATCAAATAATTAGATCATACTCTGAAGAATATACTATTGCTATCACTACATTCTTGTCTGGATGGGACTACTACATGTTGCCAGAATATGTACATATTGGACATGATGATACTGAAACTGCTAGGGCAATTTATGGCAAAGATAAGCATACTCTTGCAGAAGGTAAGCGTTACCAAGCTCTATTCGAAACAGAGGAAGAGAAACAAGAGATAGCAAGATTTGTTTTCTTAGATGATTCAAAACTCTTTAAGGTAAAAAACCAAAGACGTAACATAGAAGAGTTTTACGAATTAGCTGGAGAAGACTTAAAAAAAGCTCAGCAAGCATATATTGCTTTGCTTAGCTTATAACAACTAGGAGGATAATATGGCTGAAGTTAGCCTACACCCAGTTATAGCAGAAAAGGGACTAACTCCAGGTACGCCAGAGGCCGTACTTGCTGTAGCAGAATTTTTTGTTAAACTGAAGTACGAAGATGATAAGAAAAACAAAGACAATATCTTTGGAAAATGGTATGGAATGAATCACACAGCATGGTGTGCAATGTTTGTTTCGTATTGCTTTAATAAGGCAGGGGCAGGAGAAGTCGTAAATGGTCTATCTTCTCCAAAGGGATATGCTTCATGTCGTGCTGGCATTGCGGCAATGAAAAAGCGTGGATATAAGCAAATTCCAGTTTCAGAAGCACAACCAGGAGATATTGTATTCTTTGACTGGGAGCACGATCATGATCCAGATCACACTGGAATTGTTTTAAAGAATAATACTGCAAAGAAAACTCTAACCTGTAGAGAAGGAAACACTTCACGTGGAGATGGTTCTCGCTCAAATGGTGGACAGGTAGCTCAGAGAGATAGAGCATATAGCCTAATCTTTGCTGTTTTCCGTCCTAACTGGAAGGTTGGTGGAGCTGCTGCTCCAGCTGCCAAGGTTGCTACTCCAAAGGCGGTAGAGCCTAAGCCAGAAACAGTATCAGCACCTGCTCCAGTTGCAAAAGCACCTGCAAAGGTGTATACTGTTAAGTCAGGGGATACTCTATCTGCTATTGCATCTGCAAACAATACTACTGTTGCAAATCTTGTAAAGCTTAATGCTATCAAGAATGCTAACGCTATCAAGGTTGGTCAAAAGATTAAGCTTGGCTAGTTGACAACTGCTGCATTGGGTGGTATACTAATATTGTATGCCACCCTTTGTGGCACTTATCTTAGGAGGAAGTATGGAATCCAAGAAGAGAAGTCTTGTTAAGACACTATCATGGCACACTGTTCATATAGTAATGGTTGGCCTTGTTGCATTTATTGTAACTAAACGCCTAGATCTTGCAGCTATTATTGCATCTGCAGAACTTGTATGGGAGTCAGTCCTATATTTTGCACATGAACGTGCATGGGCTAAGTGGGGAAAGCATCTACACTAATGCCAGTTTATGAATATGCATGTACATCATGTGATAACACTTTTAAAGAAACTAGAAGTATTCACGACCCATCTCCAGATCACATCTGTGAGAAATGTGGGTATAGAATGCGTCAAGTATTAGGTACTCCTGCTGTTCATTTTAAAGGCAGCGGTTTTTATAACACAGACAAATAGGAGAGACAGTGGATTCTGTGGAAGAAAAGCAGTGGACATTAATGCTGCAAGATCGTTGTGATGCTTGTGGAGCACAGGCATATGTACAGGCTACTGGTGTTACTGGTAGTTTGCTTTTTTGTGGACATCATTATAATGAAATTGTAGATAATGCTGTGGGGTATGACAAAATGATGAAATTTGCATATCAAATTTTAGATGAACGTGAACGATTAATAGAGAATAGAACTAAGGGCGATGACTAAAAGAGTTTTACTAACTGGTGGTGCTGGCTTTGTTGGTAGCCACGTACTTAAACGTATTTTAGATACAACTGATTGGGAAGTAGTATGCCTTACTACATTCCATCACCATGGATTGCAAGATAGAATTATTTTTGCAACAGATAACAATCAAGATAAGCTTGCTAGGATTAAGCTGCTTACTTGCGATTTAACTGCACCAATTTCTAGCGTAACTGCTAAGCAGTTTGGAAAGATTGATTATGTTATTAATCTTGCAAGTGAAAGCCATGTAGATCGAAGCATTGCAAATCCTACACCATTTATTATTAATAATGTGCAGGCAATTTGTCACATGCTTGATTGGGCACGTGAAGCTAAACCAGAAAAGTTTATTCACGTATCTACTGACGAAGTCTTTGGCCCATATCAGGGTCGTAACTTTACTGAGTGGGACACACACCTACCAAGTAATCCATACAGTGCGTCTAAGGCTGCACAGGAAGATATTATCTATTCATATTGGAGAACATATAGCATTCCAGTAGGTATTGTTAACATAATGAATATTGTTGGTGAATGTCAAAATGTTGAGAAGTTTACACCGATGGCAATTAAGAAAATTATTAATAGTGAGACTCTAGATATTCATACCTACGATGGTGACAAGATTGGAAAGCGTTATTGGCTTTATGCAGGAAACAAAGCATCTGCATTGCTACATGCATTGTCACAGGAATTTCCACTACCATCAAATGCAGACAAGCCTTTGAGATTCAATATCGCAGGGGACGCTGAGTATTCAAACCTTGAGTGGGCAGAGAAGATTGCAAACATCATTGGCAAACCAATTAAGTATCAACTTGTAGACTCTTCTATTTCTAGACCAGGGTATGATTCAAGCTATGGGCTTGATAATAGTAAGCTTGTTGAGTCTGGATGGGTACCACCATATGACCTTAATGAATCTCTAAGAGAGATTGTAGAGTGGTATATGGAGCATCCAGAATGGCTATAAGAAATAAATGTAGAGCATGTGATAGTACTAAACTATTTACCGCAATTGATTTAGGATTTCAGCCAATTGCTGGGGCATTCACAAAAGATGAAGAAGTAGTGCCTGTATATCCAAATACTATGCTTATGTGTGAAGATTGTGGACTTGGACAGCTATCAGTTGATCTTCCACCATCCGAACTATATAAGAATTATAATTGGCGTACATCAACAAGTAAGTCATATATAGAATATATTCACGCATTTGCTGATAAGGAAATCATTCCTAGGATAAAGCCTGGAGAATGGGTACTTGAGATTGCAAGTAATGATGGCTATCTGCTAAAGTATCTTCAGTCAAAGGGCATTGATGTTCTTGGGGTAGATCCTGCAGAGAATATATCTAGATATGCTATTTGTGATGGTGTCCCAGTAATTACTGACTTCTTTGGACTAGATGTTGCAACAGATATTGTAAATATTAAGGGAACTCCTAAATGGATTATAGCTAATAATGTTTTAGCACATACACCAGATATTCAAGGATTTATGGCTGGAATTGCTTTACTATCTAGTTCAGATACCATTGTAACTATTGAAAATCCAACAGTTATGAACATATTAGATCATGATCATTTTGATGTAATATTCCATGAACACTATTCATATCTTTCTGCATATTCTGTGGCTAAACTTGCTAATAAATTTGGGCTATCACTATTTAATGTTCAGTCTACGCCACCACAGGGGGGATCAAATAGATATTGGATTAAGCAAGGTAAAGACATAGAGGATGGTGTTCGCACTGCCATTAGAGAAGAAATTGCCTATGGTCTTGTAGACAAAGATAAGTGGCAAAACACTCAGGATAGGATTACATCTCAGGTGTTAAAGTTTAATGGTCGTGTAGAGTCTTTGTGGCAAGCAGGGGCAGTAATCTGTGGTATTGGTGCATCTGCAAAATCAACAGTTATGATTAATTTTGCAAACATACAGCCAAAAAGGATTTCAGCAATTGCTGATGATGTAAAAGAAAAACAGGGATACAATGTCCCTGTACAGAGTATCCCAATTGTAAGTGTAAGCGAAATGCTAAAACTTAATCCAACTGATATAATAGTTTTTGCATGGAATATTAAAGATGAACTTGAGGCAAAGCTACGAGGTCTTGGATACACTGGCAATGTTTGGGTATGGAACGGAGAATAAAATGTACGAGTATTATGTAAATGAAGTAACTAACGTAGTAGATGGAGATACCATTGACGTTGTAATTGATCTAGGGTTTGATATCCTATTTAAGAGTCGTGTTCGTCTAGCTGGTATTGATACTCCAGAGTCACGCACATCTGATAAGGCTGAGAAGGTTCTTGGGCTTGAGGCTAAAGAATACCTTAAGAAGAATATTAAGGCAGCAAAGAAGGTTGTTATCCGCACTGAGAAGATGGATTCATCTGAGAAGTATGGTCGCATCCTTGGTTGGGTATACCTAGATGATAATTCTGAATCAATCAATAATAAGATGATTAACGAGGGTTATGCCTGGGGCTATTTGGGTGAAACTAAGATCAAAGATTTTGATGCACTAGCAAAAGCACGTGCAGCTGCTAAGCATTAATAAGTAGTACAATTATCTTATGGAATATTTATTTGGCTCTTTGGTAACTTTGCTTACCCTTTTTATTGCAGCTAGAAAGTTTAACTCTAGTAAAACAATGAATTTAAAGGTACGTGTTAAGTACAATCAGACCAGAGCCTTTGAGCTTGAAAGGCCATTAGACATCCTAGGTGACATGGTTGAAATGATAACTTCAAGAAAAGTATCTCAGACTAGCAAGTTTGAAGATTCTTTAAACATAAAAGTTGTCATTTCAGATAATGAAGCTTATTGGATATCTGATAATATATTTTATGTTGCAGATGTTCGGGATAAGATGGTAATTCAAGAGTCAGCACGTAAGGTTGACACAATGACCATGGATGATGTACAATTGAAGAAGATAAGTGAAATAGTAGAAATCCTTAGAGAGGAAGAAAACAATGATAGTCGTGGTACAGGGGACAAAAAACTTTAACGACTACTCAATCTTTTTGTCTGGAATGCGTTCTGCATTAATCCATAGACCAGAAGATGACAAAGAGTTTACGGTATTTTCTGCAGGTCCTTTGCAGATTAATAATATGGCCTTAGAATTTGTTAATATTACAGAACGAAGTCTAAAGGCTAAGGGTATTAAGATTAAGCTAGTCAAGATTCCACCAAGATGGATCCTTGACAACCACGAGAAGATTGACTTCTTTGGATACTTCTGTAACCCAAAGGAAACAATTCCTCAGCTGGTTCATGACGCAAATGCTAAAGATGTAAACGTACAAATCTATAGGTTTTAAAATGCAGTTGAGTAGAAGCGAACAAGCTTTTTTGGGTATTGCTAGGTATATGGCTAAGAAGTCAGTATCTAGGCAGAAGCATGGTGCTATCATCGTTCGTGGTGGTAGTGTCCTAGGTATGGGATACAATAAGGATAAAAATAATCCTTTGAGTGTATCTCCAGAACACATCAAAACACACTGTTCAAGGCACGCAGAATTAGAAGCAATTCGTGATGCCAAGTGGAACGTTAAGGGTGCAACTTTGTATGTTGCCAGGGTAAACAGTCTTGGCCAAGATAGAAATAGCAAGCCATGTGTTTTGTGTGAAAACATAATAAGAGAAACAGAAATAAAAAAGGTAATCTACACAAGGAGTGTAAGCTAATGAACGTAAAGTCTTTAGGTAAGATGGAAGAGATTGTCAAAAAGAACAGATCTCTATCATGGAATGGCTGGGATGTTATCAACACAATTCCTAATCCAACAGCATGGAGTAAGCCAGATGGCGTTTTTATCCGTGGTCGTTGGTACATCAAGCAGGTGTTTCCAGTTACTGAGAGTGGTTGGGAAATCCCCAATAGATTTGTGGGGTAGTTTATGACTAACCATAAATACAAATGGCAAGATGATGCTAGATGTAAAGGTTTTGATACAAATCTATTCTTTGATACATACGAAGAAGATCTAGAAATTCGTGAAGATGTTGATACTCTTTGCTCTATGTGTCCTGTAGCAAGAATTTGTTTTGCTACTGGAGTATCGCAAAAAGGCTGGGGAGTTCATGGAGGAATCTACATTGAAGATGGAGAAATCTCTAGAGAATTTAATAGACATAAGACAAAGGCCAAATGGGCTGAGACATGGAAGTATCTGACGGTGGACTAATGAGTGGAAGTGTTTGGGCTATAGATCGATTAATCATGTATTCTCCAAAAACTTTTGATGAAAAATCAATTGTTGAGAATAGTGTAGATCTACATAATCAAATGCTTGGAAATGCCAAAAGCAAATTTGATAACTATAACATATTTAGTGGTCAAATGGAAGGTCTAGATAATATACATAGTTTAGCTATTCTTAGTAACGGAAAGATTAAGTTTTCAGACTTTGAAATAGAAATAGATGTTTATCGTGGAGATTTAATTGCATATAGAAGTGATCTCCATGTTGACACAAACTTTAGCTTTATAGAAAAGCTATTTGCCTATAATAATGCACCAAAAACATTTGGCAATGGCTCAAAGTTATATGAAATAACTGCAACTATTAGGGATGACTATAAAATTTCTGTATATGCTAATAACAGCGAAGAGGCACTAAAGGTGGCAAACGATGTATCTATATCTGAATGGAGACATCCAGATGTGCTTGAGGATAGCCACTTGGAAGATAGAAGAATTATTAGACATGCTAGATGGGGAAACCTGTCAGTAAATGAGATTAAGGATTAACATGTATACTAATGAAATGAAAACAGCTTTCAGGTCATTGGCACATTACGCTCCAAAGGGATTCAAGCTAACGATTGTAGATAATGAAACATTTATTACTGTAAAAGCAAGTGAGCCTGATTTTATGAAACTACTTGACGAAGATAAGCGTCGTGCGGTAGAATATATGGTAAGGGTAAAAGATGCCCTGGAATATAATGGAGCCATCGTACTACTTGTACGTGAGGGTGGAGAGGAACTTTAGTGCAAACTTTTTTGCCATCAAAAGATTTTGATACTACTGCAAGCATGCTAGATTCAAAGCGACTTAACAAACAGATTCTTGAATGCTATCAGATTTTGAAGGTACTATCATCAGATGATCCAAAGGCAGGCTGGAGAAATCATCCAGCAGTTAAGATGTGGCGTGGACACGAGCACACCCTTTTCACATATTCTCTTGCTATGGTCAGCGAGGCAAAGCGTCGTGGCATCAAAACAGATAAGAATATGGATAATCTGATCAATCTTAGGGTTGCTAATCTCAAAAAATGGGGTAGCGGATTCCCAGAGTGGTACCAAAATTCTGATGAAATGAAACGCATTACAGTAACTCATATGGCAAGACTATTTGTTAAAGACCCAGTTTTTTATCAGCCATTTAGTTTTTTCTCTGAGCACAAGGATAATGTTCCATGCTGCAGCCATTGCAACTATTATTGGCCAACACACGTAAAAGACAAGGTAACAGTATAGTGGTAGAATCATTTATTATTGGTGTATTGACAGTTCTTTTGCTTTTGTCAATTTATGGCATAGCACTATTTAAGAAACAGTCAATCAATTCTGCTTTGCAGAATGCACAATTACTGATTGATAAAAATATTCTGCAAGAAAAACTTGTTCAGCTAAATGAAGATAAGCGTTTGGTTGAATCTGAAGAGTTCATGCAGTTTATGATTTCAAGCAGAGAGTATGCTTTTACTTATATAGAAGCAGTTCAGGATGCCTTGAATGAATATAAAAAGGTAATGGAGCCAAAGATTGCGTATCACAAGAGCTATGGAATGGTCCTTGGAGAAACAAGAGATTGGCAAAACATGGAAGATATCTCTAAGGCCTATGAAACCCTTATGGATGTTCTTCCTAAAGATAATGATATAAAAAATAATTAATATCCTAGGAGGAAATTATGAATAAACAGCTAAAGGCAATGATTGCATCATACGGACGATCAGTTCTAGGTGCAGCAACAACACTATATCTAGCAGGAGTTACTGAGCCACAAGACCTAATTTGGTCTCTTGTTGGTGCGATTGCCCCTGTTGTGATTCGCTATGTAAATCCTAATGATCCAGCATTTGGACGCATTCCAAGTTCTGACGAAGTTGAGGTTGCACTTGCTACTGCAAAGCCAAAGAAGGCTCCTGCTAAGGCACCTGCACGCAAGCCAGCTGCTAAGAAGCCAGCTGTCAAGTAATAGAAGATAGATTAGGGGGATTGCATGTTGCAGTCCCTCTTTTCTTATGCTATAATTTATATGCCTGCCAATTGGGGGCAATTAACTCGCTAAACATTAGGAGATGATAACATGGTTATTAACACACCATTCGCAGGACTTGGTCTAGATATTGACAAGTTCTTTGCACTAAACACAACTACCCCAGCATACCCACCATACAACATTGTTAAAATTGATGATGATAAGGTTGTACTTGAATTTGCGGTTGCTGGATTTAAAAAGGACGATATCAGTATTGTAACTGAAAAAAATGTCCTATCAATTAAGGGTGAAAAGTCATCAGATGAACGTACTTATCTCCACAAGGGGATTGCAGCACGTAAGTTTGCACGATCATTCACACTACCAGAATATTTTGAGGTAGAATCGGCAGGGTATGAGGATGGTATCCTCTATATTGATTTGATCCGCAATATCCCAGAAGAAAAGAAACCAAAGCAGATTAGTATTAACTAATCAAAAGCCCTGGGCATGGCTTAAAACTGCCCACACTATGCTATAATAATTGTATGACTCAGCATGCACTAGTAACCCTTTCAAGCTCTACAGCTACCAGACTAACCCCCAATGGGATACATTCAGGACTAGATATAACTCTTCAGAATGTAGACGATGTGGCATATGTTTATATTGGGGGAGAGGGAGTTACCATATTAAATTATGGATATCGCATTGCTCCTGGTCATGCAATCTCTTGGGAGCTTCCAGGAAATGATTCTCTTTATGCAATTACAGACACTAACCTATCTAAGCTAGCAATTTTAAAGACAAGTCTTGAGAGTGGAAGTTAATGTCAAGGTTTACTAATCATACAGACGGAACACCAGGACCACAGGGTCCTGCTGGCCAACCTGGATACGGAGCACTTACTAGATGGTCACCAAACTTTAAGGCAACTGGACTTTCTTTTACTGGAACGGGAAGCTCTTATCCAACATACAACTCTTATTATGCTAAAAATGGTCATATAGTTAGTTTTTGGATTCAGATTGATCTAGATACTGTTACTAATTTTGGAACTGGTCAGTACATAACAGAGTTGCCTTTTATGCCAATTGCTGGCTCAATGAATCACTTTTCTGGCTGGGCACTTGTTGATCCAACACAAAACCC